GTTATCTAGGCATGAAGCTAAGCGAGCAAACCAATAAAACAAAAATAAATATGAACAAGTTACCCGATGGCGAGCACCTAATCGAGGGTAAAATCTACGTCGTAAAAGACGGAGAGGTTATCGAGATTAAGGAAGTCGAAAAAGTAGAAGCCTCTGAGGAGGTAGCTCTTGAGGATACGGTAGTGGAAGAGGAAACCACAGTTGAAACAACTGAAGAGGAAACCATGGCCGTAGATCCTGAGCTAGATGCTGAGGCAGTTTTAGCAATTGTTAAGCCAGCTATTGAAGAGCAGGTAAATGCATTAGTAGCTATGATTGCTGATCTTCAAAATCAATTGGATCAAGCTCTAACTCCAGAGATGGAAGAGGAGGAAGTGGAGATGGCTGAGGCTGTAGCGTTAAGCGTACAGCAAAGATTTAGTAACGTAAATAAATTTATAAACAAATAACAAAATGAGAAAGTTAAAATTCGATTTGAATATCGACCCTACAGCCTTATTGGCTGCTAACCCTGAGGCATTCTATTCTAAGGCATATTTGTCTGAGGATACTGCTGATAACTACCGTGCCCTTCCAGGTGTAAAGTACAAAACTAAATTAGCCTCTGTTACTTTTGGTAACATCCTTCAGGCTTCTAGCTGTGCCTTTACAGCTCCAACTGATGACCTAGATGCGAAAGAAATTGACGTATGCGCTCTTTCTGCTATGGCTCAAATCTGCCAGTTTGACCTTGAGCAATCTTTCTTGTCTCTTCAGATGAGCAAAGGATCAAATGGTGATTTCTCTGTAGCTTCTTTCATGAGCTTCTACTGGTCAGAAATGGCTAACAAAATCAACGGAGATATCGAGAGCATCCGTTGGCAAGGTGATACAGGTTCAGTTAACCCTACTTTAGCTCTTTGTGATGGTTACGAGAAATTGTTAGGAGCTCCTGGATCAGGTGTTATCAATGGAGGTACTGGTGCAATCACTACCTTTACTCAGCTTGAGACAGCTCTATCTGCTGCTTTCGCTTTGTTGCCTGCTACTATCGCAACAAGAACTCAAGACCTTCGATTGTATTTGCCTACTCAATTGGTTAACATCTACCGATTAGGTGTAGCTTCAGGTAACACTCAAGCATACATTACTCAAGATTTGTCATTGACTTTCTTAGGTATCAAAATCGTAGTTTGTCCAGGGATGAGCAACAATACTTTCGTATGGACATTGAAAGATAACTTAATCTATGCTTTCGATGCGGAAGGAGATAGCTCTGATCTTCGTGCTGTTAACTTAGCTGATACAGTTGCTGAGCCTTACATCCGTACCCGTGCGAATATGAAGGTAGGTTTCAACTTCGTTAACCCAGGAGAGATCGTATTCTATTCATAATTAATAACCGAGCCCTCAGAAATGGGGGCTCTTTAATACTTTAAATCATGCCTTGTTTAGTTCTTGAAGACATAGTAAAATCATGCGACAATAACTCTGGTGGTATTTATGGTATCTGGATTAACCAACAGGATGAGATTGCTTCAATCACTCCTACAGACCCATCCGCAGGTGCTGGGTGGTCAATCACAGGTATCACATTAGCTGGCGTTAACTTGTTCCAAAACTTCTACATTAGACGAAATACCTCTAACTTTACTGAAGAGAGTAATATCGACCTAGTGAATGGTAGCTCTTTTGTTACCTCTACAATTAACCTAATGTTTCACCGAAGAGATGCTGCTAAATCTCGAGCCATTAAAATTCTAGGTGGTGGACAGCAGTACCTTACTGCCATCATTTTGGATGCCAATGGTATTTACTGGTACTTCCCTTACTTGCAAGTATCTGCAACAGGTGAAGGATCTGGTACATCTCGTGCGGATGGTTCTAAGTATTCGGTTACTTTGGTAGCTGAAAATGAGTACCTAGCATATGAGGTGAACATGACCCCTGTACAATTACAGGCAATCGGAGTACAATAATCAACTCCAAATATATCTAAAGGCCCTCAGCAATGGGGGCTTTTTTTTAACATTCCTTTAGGCATTCAATAATATAGGTATGATCTATCTAGAGCAGGGGGTGGTTAATCAAATCGTGCTTACCTTATCCGAGGTTACAACGGTTGCAAACCCGCATTATTTATTTGTTTTCACCAACGAAATGAACACAACGAGTACCCCGCAATTATTCACGGCACCGGATACAAGTGCCTATCCAGAAAGATACAATTTATTTAGCCTCAATGAGCCTACAGATATCTCATTGATCCAGGGCCAATTTACATACCAGGTATATGAGAGTAATGTACCTTTTGTTTTACCCTTATCCATAGCGCAAACTACAGGCGTAGTCATTGAGGAGGGCAGAATGGTAGTAAGTGGTCCAGCAGGCAACTCAATATACGATTAATATGGCATGGTATAACGACATCTTTAAAAGCAAATCAAAAGGACCCGAAGTAGTCGAAGGGTATCAATCATTTTCTACTCCATTTCTTCCAGTAGGCCGTGGCAATTTAACCCTACCCTATGTGAATGGTAGGTATGATACCAATAAGGAGGTAAGATTTGGTACGGATGGATTATATCCAGAGCTATTAAATCAAATGTATTACAGCTCCCCGTTGCATGGTGCCATTGTGGATTACAAAACCAATGCAGTTATTGGTGGGGGCTTTGCATTGAACACCGATAAAATGACAGCTCAGGAAAAATTAGAGCTCTATACATTTGAGAAAAAAATCAATCTAAAACACATAGTAAAGGCTACGACAAAACAGCTAATACTTCACAATCGTATATACTTTAAATTATGTTTTGACAAAAAACGTAAGCTAACCAGGATCGAAAACATCAGCCCGGAGAAAGTAAGGGTATCTAGAGATAGAAAAACATACTACATCTGTGATGACTGGAGTACAAGGATAGATATTAGAGAGATTAAACCCTACCACATTACATGCAATGATGAGTATCAGCTCTATTGCTATGAGATAAAATCAATGGGGCAGGATTACTATCCGCTCCCTACATATACAAGTGCCCTTAATTTTGCGTTTCTCTCTGGCGATCTTTCCTATTTCGCAAAGAGTAACATTCAAAACAGCGTTTTTCCTTCATTTGCCATGATGTTCCCGAAGCGACCACAGTCAGAAGAGGAGAAGCACATGATAAAGGAAACCATCGACAGGCTTAAGGGTGCAGCCAATGCTGGTAAGGCCGTGGCTTTCTTTGCCAATAGCCAGGACCAGCTTCCTAAGATAGAGGCCCTTCCAAATAACAACAATGACAAGCTATTTCTTGAGGCCTCTCAATTGAATACTGAGCAAATCTGTTTTGCTCATACCATTGACCCTATTCTCATGGGTATCCGTACGGCAGGAGCTCTGGGTAATGGTTCCGATATTAAGCAGGCATACATTATATTCGAGAAAAACGTGGTAATGGAGCTCCGCAATCAGATTACAACAATATTTAACGAGCTGATAACTATTGCTAGGATACCTGCTGAATTTACGATCAATAACTTCCAGATCATTAATGAGACAATCGTGGAGTTGGAGGAGGATACAAGCAAAACCAATGACGCACTCAATTCACTCAGCCCATTGGTAGCTACAAAGGTTCTTGAGACCATGACCATTAACGAGATACGAGCTCTGGCATCCTTACCGCCAATAGAGGGAGGAGATGTAACACAAGGTGCAGCAGCATCACAACCCATTGTATAATGTTATATTTTATTACCGAAAATTACCTTAAAACAAATACCCCGATAACTGCTAACGTGGATGTAACAGATGTTACCCCATACATAGCTACTCAATCGGCATTAAGGATACAGCCTATCCTGGGTACTGTATTTTATAACCATCTATTGACAGCCTATAATGCTCAGACCTTAACCAATGATGAAATTGATTTGGTAGAATTTATACAGCCAGTCATTGCATGGAGGTCCGCAGAGGATGCCGTTTTCGGATTGACCTACCAATTAAAAAATAAAGGCCTACAAACTCAAAACGGTGATTATTCTGCTAGTGTATCGAGGTCAGAAGTAGCCTTTGGCATGGAGCACTATGCTCAGAAGGCATCATTCTTTGAGCAGAGATTGATCAGATGGCTCCTGGCTAACAAGGCACTCTTCCCGATCTTTACCTCTGCTGCCAATACTGATACCGATCTACGGCCAATGTTCAATCATTGCTCTTGCATCAATGAATGGACCACAACCTGCACAGGTTTATGTGGTAACTTCAGAGAGAATGGCTACAATAACAGCATCTTAATTCTGTGAGGGCACAGCTCAGCATATTACTCACATC